CCACCTGGATTCCTGACCTGAGTAGCCTGACGACGAAAGATGACAGCAGAAAAGCCTGCTGTTTTCTTGTGCCTAAGACATTCCAAAAGAAGACCATACGTCTTACCGCCTCCTGCCGAGCCACCATAGATAACGATGTCAGCCTTAGAGGTGAGGAATTGTTCTTGAGGTCCTGCTTGTGGTTTAAAATCCATTATTTCCCTTTCTTCAATTCACAATCCTCTCTCCCATTGTCTGGGAGATAAATTTGCACATTCTCATCTACCTTTACATTCTCAACAACCTGCACTTCTTTGTAACCGCAACGAGTTTTGGCTAGGAAAATCAAGGCTGTTAAGTTTGGTCTGGCTCCGCTTGGATCGTCGTCTCCTACTGCAAAACGATAAAGCCTCTGCCCTATTTTAGCCTTAGCATCGATGCGACCCTTGGTAAGCTCTTCCCTGAAATTGGTTTTCAAAGCGAAGTCCGACATCTCCATAACCAAGGCAATATCATCATCCGTTGCTCCGTACAAAGCATAGGAATACACTTGATTCCTCTCCTTGTCGCTAGGAGGTCCTTTCCAACGCTTCCTTTCAGTTGGAAGTTTTGGCTTCGGAAGATCGGGATCCAGATTCTTGAATCCTTTTAAACTCCCTTTCTTTTTTGACTTTCCTGATTCTTTTGACTTCTTCGTTGACACTATCGCACTTCCACATTTGTTCAAGGGAATAGTAGACTACCGAATAACGATAGGTTTCTTCTCCCTCTGGTTTAATAATCGGCGTTACACCGTGAAGGATTTGAGCTCCGTCAAAGATGACAACACAGTTATCATCACACTCAAACTTAATATCATACTCGGGACATGACAGCCTCCCTCCCTTCACTCCTCTCTTTAACACAATCATATTGCTAAGAACATTCTTAAAATTACCTGAATCGTGATGGTATTTTAAGGGGTTGTTCTTATTGACGATTCCGCTAGTAAATGGAGTCCCTTCCATTTTCCACTCTCCCCTTACTTTCGTATCAGCTAGCTCATAATGGCGTTTGATCGTTTCTGGGAAAAACTCTTCATAGAGCTTAGTAAGTTCCCTAGAGAAATTGCAAATAAAATAATGCTGTTTAGGGAAGTTTTTAGCCATAGAGGTCGAAGAGCAGAAGTCCTTACGAAGCACATTCCGAGGACTGAACCCAAAAATTGTTGAGGTCGTCTTTAGTCCTGCTGTCCTAATTGTGGTGGCGTACTTGACCGTTCTTACTGCCCACCTTAGAGGCTTTGTATCCGCTTCTATTTTCTTTTACAAGATTTTAGGAACGCCATCAACGGTGATGAGACAATCATAATCTATGAGCTGTGAGCAATCATCTTCGGTTGCCCTTCGCTTTTTGTAGTGTTTTAGGTCTACTTCCCTATAGTTTGCTTCTATTATTTTCATTTAATCCTCTGACCATTTGGCTACATCTATTTTTTCTCTCTTGATAAATTTCAATATGGCTTCCTTCTGACCTTGTGTAATATGCCCTCTCGCTACCATAAATTGCCAAACTCCATTAATGAAGGTAGGGTCTATATGGTGTTTTCCTTCGATATATCTGAAACATGCCCAGACAAGATCGCAATCATCAAATTTTTTACCTTTCATAGCTTGTACTTCCTCCAGTTGATTTTCACATCATACCTCCCTTTTTTGACGACAGCCTCTACAAGTCCAGGATACTTTTTGCAAAGCTTCCTTACCTCCGCTAGTTCGTTCTCCCTAGTGTAGGCATCCTGCATACCGCCTTCTTGGGTATTCATATCAGCTATACCATAGTAGTATTTCGAGGTCTTGATAGTTCCGAGACCCTTGAAAATCGACTGAAAGGTGAGGTCGTAATCCTCCCTGATCTTGATGTCCAAGTCATAGTTTAGACCTTGGCAATTCTTAACAGAAAACAAAACACACTGCATTGCAATCCTGTTACGTTTCAGTTCGTCAGAAGTCCAAGCGAATTGTCTAAGCTCCAATGTATACAAGCTCGCCTTGTGTTTGGTGAGAAGCTTCGTCGCCATACACAACGCAGTCGCATTGCCCCTTTTAGTCTTTCCCATAATAACGCTACCAAACTCATTGATATCGTCATCTAGCATCCAGAACCACTCAAGCTTTAGCGTTCTTGCTAGGTCTAAAATATGCTGTCTGGAAAAGGTTATCCCCCTGTTATTCTCGGGGAGAGTGAAGATTTCACAGGAGTACGCTTCCTTATAAGCATTCTCGTCTTGAGGCTCAACAACGAGAGCATAAGACAAGCCTATATCATCAAGAAGCTTCGTCGTCTTGGTCTTCCCTGCTCTCCCCTTGCTCGGTATGAAAATCGGTGGCATCTTTTCCATTGTTAAATTCCCAGAAGTTTAAAAGTCTTAGGACTACTTCGCTGTTATCGTCGCAGTCGAGTTCTTTGCTGATATAATCCATAGCCTGACATACTTTTTCATAGAGACCATCAGGATAATAGAGGACAATCTGTTTGATTGTGTTGTTTTGGAAAGTTTCATATCTCTTCGCCAAGTCCGATTCGTCAACGTCAGGCTCTTGAAGATCTTCTGGCAATTGAGGCTCGTAGTCATTAGAACCGATATTCTCGCTCCCCCTGTCTACCATATCAATTGCTTCTACCCCTAACCGCTCTAACTCCACGACTTCGTATCCTGTTGCTTTTAAGATATCCATATCCCATTTACCAAAGTCCACGTTGTCCGCAATTATAAACGTGCGTTGTTGTTTATCGTCGATGTCGTCTGCGTTAATGATCCACACAGAGTCGAAGCCTGCTTCCTTACAAGCCTTTAACCTTTGGTTACCACCGAGAGCGATCATGTCTCCATTGACAACAATCGGACGGATTTTAATGACATGAGGCTCATCTTGAATCGACTTAACAAGCTTTTCAAATCTGCTATCTTCAATGACACGAGGATTCATCGGGTTGAGCTTTACTGAGTCTATCGGTACTCGGTAGCTTGTATAGCCTTCTTCCAGAATGTCAAATTTGCTTTCTTTTTTCTTCGCCATGTTATTCCTTAAAATTCAAATTTTAATTGTGATTTAACTGTTTCCTGATAACCGTGCCTTTCCTTCCAGAGTTCCCCTCTGAGGTCTTCGTTCTTCTCCTGCAAAGCTCGCCTGCAACGAGTGATGCTTTCGATTGAACCGTACTCACCTTCCATAAGATTGACTAGGAATTGCTCAGCAGAAAGCTTTTTGAGCTTAAGAAATTCCATGTCCATTAATATATGGGCGATTAGAGCGTTATCATTATCTCTTGTCTCTGGGTACTCCTTAAGCTTCGAGATGATTTGGTTTTTTAACGTGAAATATGTCATATTGCCTCCACAAGCTAGACTTTTGTCACTATCTTTATCTCAACTGGGTAAAGGTCTTCAACCTGTTTAACCTTTAATTTGCTGATATCTGTAAACTTACCTTTGGTGTCTATGAAGTCAACCGTTCCGTCTGCCCAGAAAACTTGGAAGTCACAGAAGTACCGAACGCCCCCTGCCAAATCGAAAGCCACCTGTCTAAGGAAAAATAGGACTTCCCCAGACTTAACTAGGGTATTGAGCTTATCGTAGTAGCTCCGCTCAAGCTTTGATGGGAATTTTAAGCCATCTCTCTCGCACCGAACCGCCCCAAATTTATGACGTAACCTCTTAGATTTCTTGTTCTTTTTGATATCTTCAAGAGAAATAGCCATAAAATTTTTACTCCTTACACCTAGGAGTCTATCAACTTACGATTGAAAAGAAAAGAAATTTAAGGTTTTTTATTTTTTTCCTTGTAAACATTAAACCGAAATGTTAATATTTAAGCATAAAGAGACAAAAAAAGGGTAGCCCCGAAGCTACCCTTAAAACTAACTTTTAACCTACTTGCTAAGGAGAATATAATGCAGACGTTTTTAACACAAGACCAAATCGCCCAGAAAGCCCCTTCCGTCTTCACGAGAGGAAGCTACGAATTGACGAGCGACAGATATGCCCCGA